ACCTCGCCCCGGCGGTTGAAAGGGTGACGGCACGGTTCGCGGTAAGCGTGCCCGTATGACGGACGTTCGGGGCTTCATGGTTGTAGAGAGTGACCGCAGCATTCGTGCTGATTGTCCGGTAATCGTCACGACCCTTGACGCCGAGATTGCCCGTGTTGTCAACGGTTGAGATTGACGTGTCGAACCCACGGATCTGGTTGCCTGCAAGTTCGGCGTACAAGGTGCTGGTGTTGTTCTGCGTCTCGCAAAGAATGCCCACAGACGTGTTGGCGTTCGTGACACCGTGCAACTTGTTGCCGGTGATCGATGCCTCCGCTGTGACCGACGCACCCGACCGAACGTAGATGCCCCTCGGGTAGAAGTCAGCGTCCGTAAGCGCATCGATCAGGTTGAGCCTGTTGTTCGCAATGACAACGCCGCCGATCGCGAAGCTCGTGCAGTCGATTCCGGCTGCGGTCGTAGCGCCAACGACCGTGCCCGTCCCCCACGACTCGATGTAGTTGTCGACGATCGACGTCTCGTACACGTAATCGCACCTGATGCCGCTGATTGGCAGCCCGTAAAGATGGTTGCCACGGATAGTCCAACCCGCGGAATGGTCGATCTGAATGCCGTAAGTTCCGACGCTCTCGAACTGACAGTTGATGATGTAACCATCAGCCTGGTTTGAGTCAACGGTCGGGTCCGGGTCATATGACCTGACGCCCGCCCCGGTCGGGAAACGAAACTCAGAGTTGAGGATGTAGCACTCCGACGCCGTGCCGTTCTCAGTGCCCGCCCGGTTAGCGGACGAATGCCTCACACAGTCGCCGCGCCCACCGTAGATGAGGACATCCTCAACCTTCGCCTCGTAACACCACAGGGCGATGCCGTGACCGTCACCGGAGCTCTGGTTAGAGCCGTTGCAGTCAATGCTCAAACTGCGAATTGTCTGGAACTGATTGAACGACGCGTCGTTGTCGATCCATGCATCGGATGCGATAACCGCGTGAAGGTTCGACGCGTTCGCCGCCTTGATCTGGGTGCCGTACCGGGACATGCCCTGGATCGTGCAAAGCTGCGGGAGTTTGATCGTGCTCGAAACCAGCAGCACGCCGGGAATGTCCACGAGCAACATTCCGCCGGCCTGGAGGGCAGCGATCGCGTTCGTAAACGCGGTGTCAAAACTCGTCGCGCCGTCCCCGAACGTCGTGTTCGTGTAGTGCGACAAACGCACGACGCTGCCCGACTTCGCCAAGTCGCGCAGGTCGGTCTGCGCCGTGTTCAATCGTGCGGCGGTGATCGGCGTCGACGTCGACGGGAAGTCAACGAACGTGTATGGGGCGTAGATCGGCATCAGCTAATACCTCGCGACTGAGCCGGGGATGCCGACCGATTGGAAACCGAGTCCTGTCTTGCCTCCGATGCCACCCGATACAGCGGCGACGACCGACGCCAGGATCTCCGGACCCTGGTTGGACAGGGCGAGAATCTTGTTCTGGTTCGCGACCATCTGACCGGTGAGGTCAGCGATCGCTGATAGGTGCGCGTTCAGTTCGTCCGCAGCCGACGTGTCGGCGGCATCGCCGGCGCCAGCGCTCGAGCCGCTTGAACTGACCTTCGCCCCGACGCCCGACAGACGTCCCGCACTCTTCGCCGAGAATGAACTGCTGCCCTTACCGCCCTTGCCCGCCTTGGACTTGGTCTTCGCCGCGGTCTTGGTCTTGCCGCCCAACCCGTCGATGATTGCCTGCGCCCTATCCCGAACCGCGTCGTAACGACCAGGGAAAGCAGAGCGCTGCACTGCCTGCGCGAGCTGACCGGCAGTCATGCTCCGCGAGTTGATAGCCATCGCCTTACGCAGGAACTCAGCAGCAGCCTTGGGGACATTGCGAAGCCCTGTCCAGCCCTGGGAAGGCCGCTGCTGCAAGAACCCCACCGAGTCGCGGTCGCCGTAAGACAGGTTGCGTAGCCCGGACTCCACGATCCCTGCTTCGATCAGAGCCAGGGTCTCTTTCGGAGAGGCCTTCATTCTCCGGGCAACGCCGACCGCGGTCGCTGCAACGGACCCGCCGCCGGCCATCTTGACCGTGCCACCGCCACCACCGACAACCGGGGCACCTGTTGCGCGGAGCGCCGAGAAGATCGCGCCCTTACCAACTAGGCGCTGCTGTGTCTCGTTGAGGACGACCTCGCCGCCCTTGAGCAACGCAGGAACGACATCACCCCGTGCAGGGTTACCGGCGATCAATCCGCCGGTCGCAATGCCGGGAACGAACGGGATGCCCTTGCCCTTTAGGGAACTAATCCCGCTACCGATTGATCTGGCAATCGACGTGCCGAGATTGGTGAAGAAACTGAGGATGCTGCCGAGGCTGCCCCGGACGGAATTGGCGATCGTGTGTCCCAGGCCTGAGAACAGGGAGCCCACCTTCGAGACACCACCCTTGATTCCCGACAGCAGCGCATTGCCGATCCTCGAGCCAGCCTCACGGATCGGGGCGGTGACCGCCCGCAACTGGCCGAGCATGACGTTCAGGCCACCAGAGAAGATCTGCTTGACGCCCCGCCACGCTTTCGCGAAGTTCAGCGTGAGGATGCCCGCGATCACGTTGACAATGCCCGCGATGACCGTGGCCGTTCCGCGCATCATTTGGCTGATTGCGGGGAGAACTCGCTGTGCGACTCCGAGCACGAACTGGAACGCAGGCGCGAGCACGTAGCGGAACGCGTGGTCAGCGATCAACGCAACTGAGTTGATGGCTTCCTGGTTTTGTTTGAGGTACTGGTCGATGGACGTGACCGCAGACCCAACGACCCCGGCCACCGTCGAGAACGCCAAGGCGATCGCGTCGCGATAACGACCAACAGTGCCCGTGCCGTTCGTCAGGTCATTCGTGAAGTTGGCGAGCGCGTTGGACACCGTCGTGAGGACCGGGAGCAGCCCCTTGCCGAGCGCCTCTTGAAGGTTCTCGATGGCAACCCCGAAGCGCTCCTGGGCACCTGCCGATGTTTTCCCGTAAGCCTCGGCCTGACCGCCGAAGTTCTTCTGAAGCAGCGCAATAGCTTTCTGCTGGTTAGCGACCTTGTCCTGCGCCTCGGCCGCCGCCATCTGCTCCTTGGTTGCGCTCTTCGTGCTGGCCTTCAGCCTGTCCACGGCGTCGGTCGTCGGCTTGTAGGCGATGCCGAGCTTCTTCAGGCCCATGTAATTGCCGTTGTAGACACGCGCTATAAGCGACTGCGCCCCGGCGAGGTTCTGTCCCTTCGTGCGAGCAACGTCTGCGGCGAGGGCATTAAGCTTCAGCGCCTTGTTCACGTCGTGGGTGGTGCGGACCATGTTGGCGAACGACTCTGAAAGTTCCTCGTCGTCGATGCCGGTGAGCTGCGAATGCTTCTGGATCGCGGCGTCGATGGCCTTGCCGTGCTCCTTCCAGGAGATGCCCTGGTTCTTAAGCATCGTGCGGACCTTCGCCCCTGACGCCTCGGCGTCACGGGCGGCATCCACGAACCCTTTAGACGCAACCACGGCAAGTCCGATGCCGGCTGCGGCCGCGAGGCCGCCAACCTTCGCCGCCTTGCCGAGCTTGCCCATCGACTTGCCGGACGTGTCAGCGGCCTTGTCCACCGCCCGGAGTTCGGCCACGGCCTTTCCGGTATTTGCGTTGACCAGGATGTTGAGGATCGCTGCGGGGGTCGCCATTACTGCGTCACCTTTCGAGCCTCGAGTCGAGTGTTCAGCTGCTCACGAGCAGCGAAGAACGCAGGCCACATAACCGTCAGTTCGTGCAGGCTCATACGCCCGCACATTTCGCCTACTGGCATGTGCAGCTCAAGCGCCAGCTCGCACAGGAACATCGGGTCCGGCACTCCCATTGGAAGTTCCATCACCCACGGTTGATCCAGCCTCGCTTCCACCGCCGTCCTGAAATCGAGCCGATGTGTTTTCGATCGCGTCCTTGTCGATCTCCGACAACTCGTCAATCTTGGCGATCACCTTTTTGAACGCCGGGCCGAACCGCTCCTGCACCTGCTTGGCCTCGGCCTCGGTGAACGTCGGCTCGATGACTCCGTGAACGAACTGGAGGAGTTCCATCGCGGCCGCGTCAACCTTTGCGACCTGCTCTCGGCCCTGAGTTTCGATCTTGATCTGACCCTGCATCGCTGCCGCGTACTTCGCGGACAGGCCACGAACACGCACCGACATGCCGGGAACAGGGACGTTCTCGACGTCTGCTTCGCGGAGATCCCCGCCGTTGAGCCAGGACTCCTTAGATGACCGTTCCATGACGGCCTCCTCTCTATGAACGGCCCGGACCTAACCGGTGACCGCAGTGGTGGACTTGAAGGGCTGACCGTCAACGACGGCGCCCGAGGAACTGCAAGAACTGCGAGGGACTTACAAAGTCCCCCAGGTGAGCCCTGCGGTCCCGCCGTTGCGGAACACCGCGTCGACCGTGTTGGCTTCACCAACCGCGCCCGAGAGCGTCGGCCATGAGTAGAGGCGGGCGATCATCGTGCCGCCAGGGTTGGTTGCGGACACGGCTGCGCCGGCGTCGGGACGAACGGCGATCGTGAACGTGCCACCCGACTCGTAGAACGGACGGAGCGCCTGGTCGACAGAGCCGGTGGCGTAGTCGTTGAAGAACGTGACGGTGATCGTCGCGTCCTTGAGGCCCTGACCGAACTCCTTGAAGCCGTTGCTTGAGAAGCTGGTGAAGTCAATCTCCTCAGCGGAGCTCTCGACTTGCAGCGAGCTGGCGTGGTCGGACAGTGCGGTGCCGTTGATTGCGACGTACGCATTTCTTAGAACATGCTTGCCGGTAGGCATATCGATCCCTCCTGGGATTTGTGATGAACCCGCCAGCGGAATGCTGGTACGGGTGGTTGTGGGCTAACCGCCTATGGCGGCGCGTCCCGGGAGGTGGCCTTTAGTCCGACGTGACTAGGCGATACAACGAGCCGGCGTGGACGTACTGCACCCCATCGATTTCTTCGGGGTAGTCCACGTCGCTTTGACGACGCATGTACTGCCACGTCGTCCCTGAAATTGAAAGTGATTGGTCGTTCAGCAGCACAGCGAGCCGGGCCTGGATGTTCTCCGCGACGTCAGCACTGGTTGAGCGGTCGATGGCCTTGACGAGCCACACCTCGTTCTCGAGGGCGGACGGGTCACCGAACGCTTCGGTCGGGGTGCCGCTCTGCTTTTGGAAGATCACGTACGGGAAGGCGGCGGTGCTCGGCGCTTGAAGGTGGTAGATCGACTTGGTGTAACCGGAGGCTGGGGTACCGAGCAGGTTGTTGAGCGTGGTGTCGCCGGCGAGCTTGCCGTAGATCGCACGTCGAGTCGCAACGCTCACAGCGACCTAAGAACTGTCTTGGCGATCGCGGGAACCTCTTGACGGACCTGCTCGAGCGCCGGGACCAGGAACGGGCGAGCCCCTACATGAACGGAGCCATGTTCGATGATGTGGGCGTAGAAGGCGTTGTTGTCACCGGCGATCACGCTGTACTCACCTTCGCCAGTGTGATCGGTATGGATCGCGCCCTTCAAGCGGCCCGTAGCAACGACGACCCGTTCCTCGGCCGCTTGCTCAGTGCGCTCGGCAACCGCCTTGGCGACGGCGTCCATCTTGGCGACGAGTTCGGCTTCGATCTGCGGGAGCCTGCTTTTGTAGATGGCGCTCACTTGATAACCGCCTGGAAGTCGTTGGGGAATCCTGCTGCCTGACGCTCGCTGAACCTACGCTCGGCGTCCGCGTGTCTGTCTAGTAGGCGCGTGTCTGTCGCGTCCTGTGGACGGTCACCGAACAACCAGTGAGCGTGGTAGACGTGCGCGTCCTTGCACCAGGCATAGCGGCCTGCACGCCTAGCCCGTTCGTTTGCCTCGCGGTCGGTGAAGCTGTGCTCATACCCCCAGGACACGACACCGCCGAACACTTCGGTTATCAGTCGGCGCGACATCAGGTAGTGGGTGGAGAGTTCTTCGCCCCAGTGCCCGTCATTGAAGCCAACGAGACCCCATCCATCAGGGAACTCGGCGAGCGTTTCGAGAGCGGCGTCCAGCCAGCCGGTTCGGAACTCGAGGTCGTCTGCGGCGAGCACCACTGGATCTCCGGTGCTAAGGGCTAGGGCGTCATTCCACGCTTGTGCCGATCCTCGACGCTCAAGCTGGTGGTCGACGACGCAGCCAAGTTCGCGGAGTTCCTGAGCTTCTTGCTCCGGACCGTCGAGTGCGACGACGATCTCCAGGTCGTGTCCAAGCGCGGTGGCCCGTACTTGCCCGATCAGGTCCAGTACCCGGTCGTGCCGTCCTGCAGTGGCGAGCAAGATGGAAATCATTGCGAGGCCGCACCGGCAGCTTTGTGGTGATCAACCCACGGTTCCCGCTTGCCCCGATCTGATCCAAGGCGACGGGCAGCTGACTTTGGACACGTGTCCCAGATGCATCTGGGACCCCTGACCGGCGTAGACGGCCTCGCAAGAAGAGAGTACTTCATCATCCCCACACCGCCGGGATATTCAGCGACCGGTTGAACTCAGCCATCGCCTCGGGGGTGAAGGGCGTGCCGCCGAGCTTTTCGATGTCGGCGTTCATGCCGTCAGCGCAGTAAGCGTTGTAGTTGCCGCAGTCCGAGGGGATCAACCCGGTGGATGCGGCGTAGGAGTCGTCCTGGGTGCCCTTGCCGCTGATCGTGTAGTGCATGTGCTCCAGCACCACGTCGGGCAGGAACTCAATGCTTGTCGCGGTACCCCATGCGAACCAGACCGGATCGACATACATGTGCTGCAGGATCGGTGGCCCCATGTATCCGAGGCGCTTGATCACTTCGGCAGTGAGGAAGATATGGATGCTCAACGATCCGGGGACACGGCCGGGGTCAAGGTCGTCACCGAAGCAGAACCCGATGTCGCCCTGCGCCTGAAGGCTTTCGATGATGCGCTCGTCCCACCCGTCAGTGCGGGGGATGTTGTCGTCACCGATATGGCCGATGAATCGAGACTCCTCGGCGGCTGCGGGCGCCAGCTTATTCAGCCATGCGACAAGCCGTCGAGAAGGCCCGACTGTAAGGTTGGCGTTGAGGGTTAGGTAGTCCTCGAGGGTGGGGTCATCATCGTCGACCGCGACGACCAGTTCTGTGTCTGCCCGACACGTCTGGTCCATCGCTTCCATCAGCCGAGCGATGTTCTGCGGCCGCGCCCTCGACGGGACGATGACGGCTAGGTCAGCCATGTCACCCAATCCGCGTCAGGACGCGGAGGATGCTCGGTCAACGGTTCCTGCAAGCTTGAGAGCGTGAACGTGTCCCACGTCCGGTTGCGGTAGTGATGCAGTTCCCGGTCGATGAACACCTCGTTGCGGACACAACCAAGGTCACGTAGTTGGTTCGCCCAACGGCGGTCGGCGCCGTCGCCGCCCTCCCACTTACCCATCAGAGCAAGGTCACAACGGATCGGGTTGAAATGAACGATGTCCCGGTACAGCGCGTCCGGCGAGTCCACCCAGCCACCGAACTTCAGCGTGTGGAACACGGGGATCTGCGGGTTGCCGTCCTTCGTGTACCGAACCTTGAACCCAACGTAATCGGGGCGCTGCTCGAGCGCTTGCATGATGGTCGCTACGAAGTCCGGTTCAATCCAGTCATCGTCATCCAGGAACGAGATGTAGTCGGCGTTGGAGGAGTCGAGGAGCCGTTGGCACTTG